CGCTTGATCGACGACGTTATCGAGGTCGATTCCACAGATACCAGTACCAGAGAGCGCGATACCGACGCCGACGACCGGACTCTCGACGAGACCGTCGTAACCCTTAACCCGTACTCGAGCCGTCTTTCCGATCTGAGCGACGGCTTCGTCGAAGGTCGCGAGAGACTCTTTTTTATCTGTCGAGCCGTTAAAGAGCGTGTACGGGTTTACCGGCGGCTTATCGTAACCGCCGACGCCGTTATGCTTTGTCTCGTTCCATATCATCGGGTAGCATATCCAGACGCGCCGCTCTCGAAGCGCTTCGAGCTCTTTCGGTAACTGCATAACCTCACCTCACTACATGAAACCACAGAAGGAGCGTCGGCTCACTTCTGAGCGTCGGCGTACTCTTGCTCGAGCTCGTCGAGAAGAGCGTTTACTTTTTCGAGGTCTTCGCGGCTCATTTTCTCGAGTTGCGCGATAATTTTATCTTCCAGAGCTTTTCTTTCTTCCTTAGTCATACCGTATTACCTCTCTTTCTGAGTATGTTTGTTAATATAGTGTTACGATTATTACAGAATGTTACAAAAGTATCAATAAATCCCAATAAACCGCTATAACCCTCCCTTAACGGCTTATTTCGGAGAGGTTTAAGAAAGTGCCTCCCCCGGTGTCAAACCCTCCAACTTTTGAAAGACTCCCCCTTCCCCTTTTCAAATCTCCCGCTTGCCGGCGCTGAGAAAGCTCTCTCTGTGGTTTCATGTTCCATGTATCGAGCCGTTGCACTTTACCGGCGTAAGCCGTGTATAAAGTGCGACGGTGAGTCGCATTATACACATAACATACATAATACATTACATAATCACCTCAGACCAGAAACCACAGAAGCGTTGTAAAATCTCGCTTCGTGGGCTCTTTTTCGCCGTTTCAAAGTTAAGTGTTTTGCGGGGGTCAAAGTTAAGTGTTTTGCGGGGGTAAAGTTAAGTGTTTTGCGGGGGTAAAGTTAAGTGTTTTGCGGGGGTACTTTCGGAAGGAAGCTTACCTCTACGGCGTAATAAGCGTGGCTACTGTCGCGTACGTGCTTGTATCCGGATATAAAGCCTTTGCTCGTCCAGTATTCCATAATCTTATCTATCTTACCTTTGATAAGATTACGCTTTGCCTTATCCGGATTCTCGAGCTCGAGCTCGGCGTATACGTAGTCGTATCGAATATGTCGCCGGTTCTCTGGTAGCTCTGAGCGGCTCTTACGGTCGCTCTCAAACTCTCGCCGCATTTGCACTATACGCCGGTACAAAGCTCGACGTATGCCGGCGCTCTCTTTGCCGTTGTTGAGTTGCGGTACGTCGAGAAGCTTAATATCTCGAGTGTCGAGCTCGTTACGATTCGTCTTAGCCCACCGCAGGAAGACCGGCTCTTCTATTACTTCGATTGCTCTCGCGACGTACTGCCCGTTAACCTTTACGCCTTTACGCCGAAAGAAGACGATACTTTCCTCGGCTATAAAGGTTACCTTGTTCTTATCTTTGTCTATACCCTCGAATTTCATATCTACGACGCCGCGAAGCTTCATAAGCGCGTTGTCTATCTGAGCGTATATGTCGTCGCTTACTCTGATTTTCTCTTGCATTTTACCGGTCATAGCTCGGTAAATCATATCGTATGTCATTACTCGGTTACCGTTGTACCAGAGAGTAACGATAGCGTCGTGTACGTCCATATCTTCGCCGGTAAGCTCTGGTAAGCGAGTGAAAAAGCCGGTCTCGACGAGACTCTTATAGTCGATAGCGACGCGAGCCGAGACGGTTCTCTTACTGTCGAGAAAGACGTCGTAGTAACTATCCGGATCAGCGTCAAGCGGTCTCATAAGCTTATTATCGAAAGCTAAGTCGCTAACTTTGGTAAGCGTCTTAACGTACTTCTTCGGTCGTACTGCTTTCGTCTTCTCTTTCTGCTTTTCAATCCGAGCGCCGAGTACGCCGTACGTAGTAATATACGGGCTCGTTTCGAGCGTATGCTCGAGATACTCGGTAAAGCGCTTATAGAGAGTTAAGTCGCCCTTAAAAGCGTCTAAGTGCCGCTTCAAACCTACAAAGATATTGTTTCGAGTTTCGTCTTTGTCGAGTAAAAAGCTACCGTCTTCTTGAAGTCTTACGTCGAAAGCCGAGAAGCTGAGATAATCGTCGTCGTTAAGCTTACGCTCATAGTTAGCGTACGTGCTTTCAATAATCCGGATCACCTGAAAGCAAGCGTCTTTTAATATGTCGTTCGGGTCGTCGCCAAGCTCAGCGAAGTATCTGTCTTGAGCTCTTCTGTAAGCCTTTATACGGGCTTCTTTTCTTTCGTTCTCGAGACGGGTAACTTCTTCTCGAGCTTTCTTCCATTTTTCCGGACCAGCGTTTTCCCATGTTTCTATAAAAGCGATACGCTCGTCGACGATCTTCTTTTGTTCTTCTAAGTACGCTTTGTACTCTGGGCTTTTGAGATAAGCGCTAAAAGCTTCTGGGCTTTCTTCTTTCGGCTCAGCAGGTCTTTTAATCGCGTCGAGCCGGTCGTCGAAAGCCTTAAGCGCTTCTTCGTCGGGCTCGGCGTCTTGTCTTGCCGCTCGTACGCGCTTTTCAGCTTCTTTTATCAATTTATCGAAAGAGTCTTCGAGAGCTTCAATCTCTCGAGCTTCGTCTTCCGTAAAATCGAATACCATTATCTCACCTCTCAGCACTCTTACTTGAAACCACAGAAGAGCCGGTCTTCTCGCCGGTTACAAATTCTTCGAGCGTCTCTTCTGTCATAAAGTACGAGCGTCCGACTTTATGAGCTTTAAGCCGCTTCTCGCGAATATAGCGCCGTACCGCTTGCTCTGTCATATTCAGCCGTACGGCGGCTTCGCTCACAGAATAAGCCGTAGTTCTTTCGAGCTTAATCATAACTTAACCTCTCCTTCTGGGCTTTCTCGGCTTCTCTGGGTACTCTAAAAGAGACGAAGTATCGACGGTCTCGAAGAAGGTCTTAAGAGCGTCGTCGAGCGCTTCTTTAATCTCGAGCCGGTTAGTATAAGCGTAGTCTCTAAGAAGCTTAACGTAGTCTTTCCGGACTTTGAAACTCATAGTCATAAAGTCGTCTACGGGCTTTAAGCTTTCTTTGATAATCTCAACTTCTTCCGGAGTGAGTACCTCTTCTTCGGGCTCTTCGTCTTTCTGGAAAAATGGATTGTTGCTAAGTACTTTACTCATTGTCTCTTACCTCTCTCTTTCTGTGGTTTCATGCCCTTGCTTACTTCTTTCGCGAGCTCGCGGTACTGCTTCGCGCCCTTGCTCGACGGGCTATACTCAAATATATCCTTGCCGGCGCTCGGCGCTTGCGCTACCTTGGTATTATTGCTTATCTTGGTCTTATAGACTTTCTTCTTAAAGTACTCGTCGAGTATCTCTTGTACGTCGTTATCCAGATTACGCCGCTCATCGAAGAAAGTAAGCACTATACCGCCGATTTCGAGCTTTTCGTTAAAACGCTCTTTTACAAGCTTTATCGTATCGACTAAGTGAGCGACGCCGGTAAGCGGTAAGTATTGAGCTTGTACCGGTACTATCACTTCGTCAGCCGCCGCGAGCGCGTTAAGAGTGAGTATATTTAAGCTCGGTGGGCAGTCTATGAGTACAAAGTCGTACGGCGTCCGTAAGCCGCTTAAAACGGCTCTCAGACGCTCGGTACGGCGCTTTTGAGATATAAGCTCTATTTCGCTCGCGCTGAGCCGTATATCGGTCGGTAATACGTCGTATCGTCCATTATGAGACCGGATAGCGCTATTTACGTCGACGCCGTTAAGTACTTCGTACGTCGTCGGCTCGCTTTCTTCGATCTGAGCAAAGCCGGCGCTCTGTGAAAGACTCCCTTGCGGGTCAACGTCGACAAGTAGCACTTTGAAACCACAGAGAGCGAGCGCCGCGCCGATATTGAGACAAGTTGTCGTCTTCGCGACGCCGCCCTTCTGGTTAACGAAAGCTATTGTTTTCATCGTGTACGCTCCTGTCCTAAAGCGTTACGCTTTACTGGTTACAAAAGAAGTCGTCTCTTACGAAGTCGTACGCTCTGTACTCGAGAAAGATTTCTTCGTCGCTGATAATCTCGTCGATATTTACGAGCTCTTCGTAACTCGGCTCTTCTTCGCTCGTATCGGTATAGTACCTTTGCTTAAGCTCTGTGAGCTCGTCTCGCGTAAGCTCTGTTACTTTCATGCGGTTACCTCTTCTTTTTCTTCGACTTCGTAAACGTCGATAATTCTGTGGTCAAAATCGGACTCGTATTGTTCCCAGAGTTTACTTATCGCGTCTTCTCGGCTCTCGGCGTCTGTCGTAAAAGTCTTATACTTCAAGTCGTGACCGTCAATATATTGGATTTTATACCGCTTCACCTCGTAACCCTCCCTTCTTTATAGATCTAAGCCACCTTAAACAAGATACCACAGAAGGGGAGTTGTTGTCAAACATAAATTAATATTCGCCGTATTACTGGTAATACGCGAAATATTAAGAAGCGCAAAAAGAGAAGAGCTACCGGTAAAGCGGCTCTTCTGTGGTTTCATGTATTAGCGAACAATATATGTAATACGGTTAATATCGTTCGGCTTTTTGTCAAAAAATCAGCTGATAAATCAACCTGCAGTATCCGGATCTCAGCTCTGCAGAGCGAATTTTCCCGAACATTCAATATTGCAGAGCTTACGCTTCTATCGGCAGTATCTCGGCGGCTTTCGGCGTGTCGCCGGGTTTCGCTTTCTCGACGTAGATAAAGAGGTCGGTATTATAGTCGTCTTCTGTGTCGAGTCTGGTAATAGAGTAGAAGACGCCTTTATACTCGACAATATCATAGAGCTTAAGGTCGTTACGGTAGCCGACGACGAAGTACCGCTCTTCGTCTGTCATATACGCATGAGCGGCGTATTTCTGGTCTTGGCTCAGTTGACGAGTATACGCCCATATTGAGCCGGTAATATACTGATACGTTACTTTTGCGTAGCCGCCGGCGTTGCTCTTAGCGGTACGACGGATAAGCTTAACTTGCTTATCTTTCTTGAAGTACTTACCCTTCATAAAATCACCTCTCTACAGTATCTAAGTATTCTTGGTAATGCTCAGTAAGCCCGACGTAAGCGTCGAGCAAGCTCGCGAGCCCGTCTATACGATATTTCGCGCTCTGAGCCTTTACGGGTTGTATATTACCGTTAACGTCGGTCTTAACGCCGGTATTGGTAATACACCATTTCAGTAATACGTTATTATTGTAGTTAATCTTCTTACTCTGTAAGTCGGCGGCGAGTTTCTGCATAGGTAAGCTCAGCGTCTTTACACCTTGGTAACACTTGACGAGGTTAAAGCCGGCGCTCTGCATTTCCTGCACCCAATACGCCGCGCTATACGGATCATAATATATCCATGCCGGCGTAAGCTCGTACTTCTCGAGCATTTCGAGAAACCACTTTGTAACGTCGCTATAATTTATCTGGTTACCCTCACAGAGACGGAGTAAGCCGGCTTCGTACCATTTGTCATACGGTATTTTCTCGTCTTTTACTCGCTTCTCAAAATGGTCTTTCGGTAACCAGTACATTTGAGTAACGTACCGCTTCTCGCTTTTATCCATGAGTAAAAGCGTCGCGGCGGTAAGGTCGCCTACGTGCGATAGATCTACGCCGCCGATAGCGTAATACCCTTTAAAGCGCTCGAGCTCGAAAGTCTCTTCGTTATTTATGTCATCGAAAGTAAGCCAAGCTGAGCCGACGGTCTGTATAACGTTAAAATCCTTTACGAGTACGCCGGTAAGGTCTCTCGGGCTTTGTTTCGCTCGCTCGACTTTACTTATCAAGTCTTCGACTTTCTTGATACGGTTTAAGCTCGGATTCGCTTTCTCCCACATTAACGGGTTAGTCCATTCTTCTTTACTGTCGAGCTCGTAGATTATCGGTAAGAAGCTCTCGTCTTTAACTGTACCGTCGCAAACGTCGCAAGCGTACTTATACATATCGTCGAAGATACACTCGCGCACCGTACCGGCGGTCGTTATCATTACGAGAAGCGGTTGTCTTCTCGCGCTCTGGGATTGCTTCATAACCTCGTACGTATTGCGGTCTTTGATACTGTGGAGCTCGTCGACGATTACCAGAGAGCCGTTTAAGCCGTCGAGCGTGTCGCTATTCCTTCCGAGCGGTTGCATTTTTGAGAAGGTTAACGGAAAGTATAAGTCGCTCTTACGCTTCTTCGTAATAGCGGCGAGCTCGGTACTCTGTCGTACCATGTTAAGCGCTTCGTTAAAGACGAGCTTCGCTTGGTCTTTCTTACTTGCGACGCTATAGACTTCCGCGCCGGCTTCGCCGTCTGCAATAAGGCAGTAAAGCGCGATACCGGAAAGAAGAGTACTCTTTCCGTTCTTACGGGCAATATAGAAGAGCGTCTCGCGGTACTTCCGTACGCCGGTCTCAGCGTTTACAAAGCCGAAAAGCGCCGAGATAAAAGCTTTCTGGAAGAGCTCGAGCCGTACCGGTTTACCAGCCCATTCGCCTTTACTGTGACGACAAAAGCGCTCTATAAACTCTATCGGTCGTACTGCTTTCTTCTCATCGAAGATAAAGCCGCCGGTAGGGTTATTTATGTCGTTAAGAAGCTTCTCGTACTGCCGGCGTATACGCTTACCGACGATACATTTACCGGTACGAAAAGCGTCTACGTAGTCGCTTATATAGTTCATTCCAAGCCGCCCTTAATGAAGTCGTATACGGCGTTACTCTTCTCGGCTTCCGGAGTCTTTCCGATAAGGTCGGTAAGTTGCTTATACAGATTCCCGTACCGCTGAACCGTCGTATTATACGCTTTGAGCGCGGGAGACTCTCGGTAAAAGTCCTGTTTTCCCTGCTGAAAGTGCTCTATTTCGCCGGCGTCGCGTACCTGGGCTTTTAACCGTTTAAGCGTCTCTTCCATGAAGAGAAGCTCTTCGACGAGTTTCTCGCCGACGGTAAGCTTATCTTCCGGTACGCGCTCTAAGAGCTCTTTTAACGGGTTTTTCCGTCTTGCCATTGTCTACACCTCGCTTTCACATGAAACCACAGAGAGAGCTTTCGCTTTCGCGATTACGTCGTCGATTTTATCTCGGTCGTTCTGGTACTGCTTCGTCGAGACGCTCTCTTTCACCGCGACGAGCTCGCCGGCGTCATTGAAGACGGCGACGTCGTGCTTTAAGCCGTGCTCGGCGTTGTGACACTCGAGACAAAGCGCTTCGAGATTATCGAAGCTGAGCGCGGTATCCGGATCACGTACGTTAACGTCGTCGAGCCACTTCTTATGGTGGCATATTACCGCCGGCTTACCGCACCTCTCACAGATATACGACTTCGAGCTCATATACGCCGCCGAGACTCGCCGCCAAGCTCGCGAGTTATAAAACTCGCTATTACCGTACTTACTCGGCATACTGACGCGCTTTAACGCTCAATACCTTAAGAAGAGAGTTAATCGTACGTGTAAGCGCTTGGTCGTCTGCATGGTCGGCGTAATACCATTGAGTAAGCAGGAAACCGCTTACGACGCCGACGAGCGGCTCTTCGGTCTGCTGACAGTAGTTAAGTCCGGTCGCGACTTCGATATAATCCGGTAGAGCGTCTACGAGACTCATAACAAGCTCGTCGTTAGCGCCCTCGTCTATATGAAGTACGTTACAAGCTTCGGATAGTGTCATAATCATAGACTCACCTCATAAATCAAAATTGGGAGTACGCGCTGAACCAGAGACACGTACTCCCGTCCCCAAAAAGGAGGATTACTATAAGCGCCCTCTGCAGGAAAAGCGCGTATAGCCGTTAATCGTCGCCGCCGGCGGTCGTGACCGTGATTTCGACGGTAGAATCGTCGCTCAGGGTCGCAGTACCACCAGTAACGACACCTTCGGTAACTTCGAGCTCGATAGCGGTAACATGAGCGCCGGTAGCGCCGGTAATGTTAAAGCCGCTTTCGATACTCGCGAGTACGCCGGCGATAGTCTTTCCGGTCGGCTCAGTGCCGCCGGTATTAAGCTTCTTACCGAGCTTCTTGAGAGCTTTAACGATAGTCATACCGCTTTACCTCCCCTTAAGACTGCTTCTTATGGAGACGTACGAAAGCTTCGGTAACCAGCGGCTTACAATCCGCGATTGCCATCGCGCGGTAGTCGATAACGCCCTTCTTAAAGGAGCTCTCGCGAGAAGACTCGATTACGATACCTTCGGGCATATTGTAGCCGAGATACTTCGCGTAGTTACCGAGATACGCTTTACCGTCGGCGATATTGTCGTCGATCACGACGTCAAAGCCGAGGATTTTTCCGATAGTCTCGCTCTTCGGATCAGAGATAAAGAGCGGTCTGCCGGTATCGTCGGTCATGCCGTAGAAGTACGTATAGAGCGTCTTGTTATTCATCGCCCACTTAGCGCCGGCGGCGTAACCGCGCTTCAGAAGAGCAACCACAGAAACGACGTCGGCGTATCCGAGGTCGCTCGCGGCGGCGACTTCTACCTCGTTCTGGGTAGCGCCGGCGGTCTTAACCCATGTTACGCCGGTCTCGAGTCCGGTACCCTCTCCGTCACCGTCGCCGTTAATCAGAGCGTAACCGAGAAGCTCCATAACGCAAGCGGTAAGCTCGTCGACGAGATAGCTCTCGAAAGCGCTGATACTCATACGGCGTACTTTCTCGGAGATAGAGAAGATTTTCATAATCTCATAACCGTCGAAAGCGACGCTCGCGAGAGTAACGTTTTCGCTATCAACGGCGGCGGCTTCGGTATGCCAAGCGGCTTTGGTCGCCGGTGTTCCGATCGGGATAGAGATTTTCGTAGGAACGTTGAAAGCGCGACACTCGCCGAGCAAGCCGCCGATAGTGCGAGCTTTCTTAATGATTTCGTTAAGAGTCGCGGTCGGCAGTACGGCGGCGCTATTGCTCGCGGTATTGTAAGCGTCGTTACGCTTCTCGGCGACTTCCATACCGAGCGCAAAAGCGCGGGTCTCGACTTCGCTGAGCTTCTGGTTAAGCATAGTCTTAAGGAAAGCGCTCCGGTACTCGGCGCTCTCGAAGACGTTTTCGGCGTTGAAAGCGTCGCGCTTCTGGGTATTCATGCCCTCGAGAAGAGAGAGAGTACGCTTCGCGTCGCTCCGGTTTTCGGCGTTTTCGCGAGCTTCTTTGATACCGCGAAGCTCGATATTGAGAGCGTCGACGTCGGCGTCGGCGTTACTGTCGATTTCGGCAGCAATAGCGGCGGCGCGAGTCTGCATTTCTTCGACGGTCTTGGTGCGGTAGAAGTTGAAAGCTTCTGCAACGGTCTTAAACTTCATGGTTATTAACCTCCATTTCATTCATAGACGCTTCTACGTCTTGTAGTATTTTTTCGAGCGGGTCGTCGGGCTCGTCTTCGTCGGCTCTCGGTATCCGGAAAGTTACGACGAGCGTATCATAGCTACCGCTACTCAATCTCGTCGGCTCGACTCTGAAAGATTCGACGGTCGTCGGCGGTATTCGAGACTCGGCGAGCTTCTGCAACGTCGCCGCGAAAGCGAAAGTAATATCGGCGTAGCCGGTCTTCTTCTTGCCCACCTTAAACCCTCTCTTTCAAAATCTGGTTAACCAGTATCTTAGCCGAGTTGCGCTTCTCCATGAAACCACAGAGAGAGAGTCGAGCGTCGCGGCTCTCAGCCGAGACGTACGTCGACTCGTAAGCAGGAAACGCCGTAAGAGTACACTCGTAGATCTTCGCAATACGCTTAATAACTCGCGTATTGGTCTTCGGGTCGTACTCGTCGCCGCCGTCCGGAACGGTAAAAGCATAGCTGAGCCCGCGAATATCGCCGCGCTCTACCGCCTTAAACGCTTCTCGTCCTGCTTCGGTGTCTGGTAGTGTTGCTTCAAAAGTGAGCCCGTCGGCGTCGATATTAAGCAACATGGTTTTCGGTGTTCTCGCGAGCGGTATACGGCTTGCGTCATGCCCGACTAAGAGCCGTACGTCGGTAATATCCGCGCCGTCGAGCGCACCTCTACGGACTACTTCGATATAGCTACCGCCAATATCGTTAATAGTCGTCGGCGACTCGTAAACCACCGGTCGCCCTCTCAAAATAAGAGCTTTCTCGCCGTCTGCCGGCGGCGTTATCGCTCGTATCTCCGTAACTCGTACTTCTTTCACGGTCTCAACCTCCAATAAAAGCGGTTTCTTCGGGCTCGATATAATCGTCTGTAAAGATTACGCTGAGCTCGTCTTCGATTTCGCCGTTGCCGGCTTCAATATCGACGGTTTCGACGTTTTTACCGCTGAGCCGCCGGTAAGCGATAGATACGCCGGTCGCGTACGTCCTGCCGCTCGCCGTCTTACTGCATATCGGGTAAATACCGACGATCTGAGCGCCGATAAGCCGCGCTTCGATAGTGTCTCGGTCGAGCTTTGAGCCCGTCCAGAGATTTTCAAAAGCGTTAAGCACTCTTTCCGTTCTCGTCGCTCTCACCGTCTGCACCTTCTTTCGTATCGTCGTCGGTCTGTTTTCCGACTTGGTACTCGCTCGCGAGCTTCTGGTCGATCATGTTGAGCGCCTGTAGACGCTTTTCGCCGTCCGGTACGCTCGGTAAGTTGAGTATCTCGAGCGCTTGGTTAATCGTGAGAAGTCCGTACGGCGCGAGTTGAGCAATAAGCGAGACTTTCGTCTTATTGCTCGTAAACTGTAGCCGTCCGGATTCAAAGATTATGCTATTCCCGAAAGCCTGCTCTCGGTCGTTAAAGACTTTCGCGGTAAATTCTTGGCTCAGAGCTACCGCGAACGGCTCGAGTACACTCTCATAGAAAGCGGCGTACTCGTCTTCGGTATAAGAGCTATTAACGATAGACTCGGTAATACCGAGATAGTTATAAATCTTGCTCTTTACTTGCTTCGCTTGGTCGGCGTCGAGTATAACCGGCTTCTGGTCTATCGGCTTATAATCCATTTTTTGGTCGGTCGCGATTACTCCACCTTCGTTACCGAGCTCGAGATAATCTTTTACGAAAGCGTCTTTCTCTTCTTTCAGCTTTGACGGGCTCATAATCTGCGTAAAGCTCAAAATACCGCGAATTGTCGCGCCGGCTTTAATGCCGCTTATAATACCTTCGTTTTCTGTTTGAGCGAGCTCGAGACCGGAAGAGATAGCGCTATTATCTTCGCCGAGTACGTCGCCGGTATTGAAGAAGCGCCGTAAATGGATAATATCGGCGTACGGAAGTACCACCTCTCTACCGTTTCTCAACATGAAACCACAGAAGAGAGAGCCGGTCGCGTCGCTCAGTATGTCGACTTTGCTCGCCGTTATCGGATAGATAGCGCGAATAATGCCGCGCTCGTCGCGATCCAGATACGCGAAAGAGTTGTTATAGAGGTAAAGACGGGTCGCGAGCTTGTAAAGAAAGTCGTACGCACTCATAAGCCGATTCGGTCGCACTTGTAAAAGCCGGTTAAGCTTACAATCGCCGTCGACGCGCTCATGGTCGGCGTACTTGATTACGTGAGAGCCTTTAAGCTTTCCAATATTACGCGCTATCGCGTCGACACCCTCCCGAAAGACGTCGTTACTGTAAGCGTCGCCGGCGTAGCTCGAGAAAGAGCCGGTCGGCTCGGTAATAAGCCGGTTAACGGTCGTCTTTACGGGCTTTTTCTTTACAAGTCGGTCAAATATACTCACCGTCTCAACCTCCGATACTGTTGTCGATTTTTACCTTTACGCGAGAGTCGAAAGCGTAAACGATATTCGGCGTCTCGGCGTTTAATACCGTAAAGCTCGCGATATTATCGAAAGCTATATAGGTCGTCGCGTGCGGCGTGTCTTGGTCTTCAATAGCGAGAAAGCCGGCGAGCTTCGGCGAGTTATACTCAATTCTCGCGCCGTAAATCGTGTCGCCCTTCTTCGGTACGATCTTAAGTAAAATCGGATTCGCCACTCTGAGCACCTTCTTTCTCAGTAATACGGACTTATCTTCATTACTTATTATACTGCTAATACTCGTCTTTTGCAAGTTATTGTAATTATCCTTTTTACTGCATAATAAAAGCGTACCGGCTTTACTCGGTACGCCACTTAATACGAGTATTTCAGATATTACAGAGCGCCAAGCGACTTATTATCATCAGAAACCACAGAAGAGCCGTCGTCGTCGCTCTCGATTTCGTTAGCGTCTCTATTTATATCGTACTTTTCTCGCGCCGTCTTGCTCTGGTCTTCCAACTCGCGGAAGATATTGTACTTCGGGCAAAACTCGAAAAGGATTTTACCCTTACTTACGCCGCGATTCTTCAATAATACGACGTCGATAGGCAGGAAGAGACCGTTAGCGCCGTTTTCGTCCATTTTTTCGACGAGTTGCCGCACTCGGTTAATATGATCCTGCTGAGCTTCGTATACGAGCTTCGCTTTCTTCTGATTTTTCTTTTTGAAGTAATGCTTCTGGTACTGCATACCGCTATACTGCATACCGATAAGCGTATCTCCGGAGTACTCAATACCGCCGGATTCCTTAAAAGAGCCCATGCTTACCGGCTCATAGTAATTATTACGGTTAAAGCTCGATATTACCATAATCGGCACATTTACGCGAACGGCTAAATCCTTAAGATTATTAACGTCGTCGTCGGTAAGAAGACGCTTATCGCCGCGTAAGGTTTCGTCGTGTTTCAATATCTGGAGGTAGTCGAGCACCGCGAACGGCTTATGTCCGGTTACCGCTTCATGGACTTTTATATACTTCTCGACTTTCTCGACGCTGATACTGTTATCGCGAATGATATATAACCGGTCGCTGAGCTTATCGGTCTCAGCATAAGCGGCGTCAAAGAGCCGGCGCTTATCTTCTCCCAGTAAGCCGACTCTGCCGCGCAAAACGTCGCCCATTGTGAGACGCCAAGCTTCGTCGTAATATACGTGGGTCTTATCCATATACTCGCGCTCTGAGAGCCGGTACGAGTTGCGGCTTATGCTTTTCGCGTTAAGCTCTTTCTTACTCATTTCGAGCGAGAAGACGATTACGTCTTGACCGGCGCTCGCTATGTTCTCGGCGATCTGTAGCGCGAAGGTCGTCTTACCGAGACTACTGATAGCACCGAGTAATATAAGATTACCACCGAGAAAGCCGCCGTCGAGCTTTTCGTCGAGAGCCGTAAAGCCGGTCTTCCATACCGGTAACATACCCTGTTGAGCCGTGTTAATATCACACATGAGCTCGTCGAGAGCTTCTTTTTGACTCGTAATAGCTAAGTATCTACCTTTTACGAGTCTCGTAAACTCGTACTCTTCGTACTCTTCCGGAGAAAGAGCGTCGAGCTCTTCGGCGCTCATTTCGTCTATCTGCTTATATCTCTCTTCGGTCATGCTTACACCTTCTTTTCTCTTTCGGTTCTCGAGTTATAGCGCTTCGGCTTCTGGTATCCGTTATACCTTTTCGGCGGCTTCTGGTAAGAGTTGTACCGTCTCGGCGCTAAAGGGTCTCGCGCTCGCTCTTCTGCTTCTTTTCGCTGAGCGTACGCTTTTTTCTCTTCCTTTGTGAGCTCAATATGTCCGACGAGCTCGACGCGCTCTTTCTCGGCTTTATTCAGAGTACGAGCGATATACTCTCGACTCTTTCCCGACGTCCGGAAGAGCGCCGACGCTCGGAAGAGTTGCTCTGTACGAGCTCGGTCGCCGGTAAAGCTATAAAGATAGCTTACGAGCGCTTGGTCGGCGCGACTATGGTCGTTTTCGTAAGCGCTAATATCGCCGTTGTAGAGCTCTCTTACTCTTTCGCCGATCCTACCAGAAGCGTATATACGTCTAAGAAGCTCGGCGTCGTCGAGCCGGCGTACTTCTTCTAACCACCTCTTATACGTAAAGCCGCTACCAGAAACCACAGAAGACGCCGGTTTCGACGGCGACGTCGTACGACTTTCTTCTCTGGTTGCCGGCGGCGTCTCTCTCTCCGTGGCCGGCTCGGTCTGCTTAAAGAAAAGCTCGTAAGCGGCGTATACTTGAGCGGTACGCTCAGCGAGCACTTTTTCGCCGATCTTATCGCCGCTGAGCGTCAAGTATCCGGAGTTGAAGAGTTGATACTCACCTTTATACGTACCGAATATGTCGCGCTTGCCGCCGGCTACCTTCTTCGCGTTTTCCGGTAAAGAGCCCTCGAAGAGTATATGTAAACCGTTGCCGCTCGGCGAGATTTCGGTATACGTATCCATGAGCCGCGCTATACGCTGAGCTTCTTCTGTAATAGTACCTTTCGCTTTATCGACGACGTTATCGAGGTCGATTCCACAGATACCAGTACCAGAGAGCGCGATACCGACGCCGACGACCGGACTCTCGACGAGACCGTCGTAACCCTTAACCCGTACTCGAGCCGTCTTTCCGCTCTGAGC